TAATAAGGAATCGTTGGTATTTGATTTGTTGATTACCTTTGTTATAGCAAACTCCACGCCTGCTTTCTTTATCGCTGCGTAGTCTGTTATTACATTCCATTTTGCAACGTCTATCCCCTTCTTCATGTGTTGTCCTCCATTTTCATAGCTTTTACCGCAGACTCTATTAAGATATTAAGCTGTTCGTCTGTAAGTGATATGTTCTTTGCTGTGAGTAGCTCTTTTAAGAAATCTGTGACATACGTTTTCTTTTCTGTGCCAGTTGATGCCGTCAGTGTCTGTTGTGCGGTTAAAACCGCATATTTAGCCCACTTTTCTGCCACCAGCAATTGCTCTGTTCCTATTTTTTCTTTTAAATAGGGAATAGCGTATTTTGTGGCAAGCAATACAACCACCGCCACAATTAACTGGATAATATAAAATAATATGTCATTCATCTTTTTTTTCCTCGCTTTCTTCTTTTAATTTAAATCGTTTTATTAATGCACACATAAGGACTTCACCACCATACACGGCAAAGTATGCAGTAATCAGGGTGGATTGCTCCACCCCTGTAACTGCAGTTATTGCGGTCTGCACTATCGTAAATATGGTTATCATTATGAAGGAAAATATGAGGTACTTGTCCAGTCCACTCAGTTTGTGCTTGTTTTTCTTCTCAGGCTTCTTGTCCATATGCCCTCCTCATACCAGAAATGAATTTTCAAGGCGGCACTTTTCATAGGTTTGCTTGATGTTTTTTATTGCAAGCTCCGCCTTATTGTTTAGATAATGCGGATGGCTGTTGCAGTACTTCTCGTACTTGTCCAAATCATCCAATACCTGGTTAAAATGCTCCTCCGTGTGTTTTATATGATGTCGGATTTCATCATCAAAGCGTAGGATACGGTATCTTCTGTTTGTTGCATCATTTTCGGAAATCATATCCATCACCTCTGCATTAAGTGCCTTGCCTATTATCCTGGCTATCTTAGACCAGGGGTTAATTTTGATTGGTGATATCTGTACTATGGATAATATTATTGCCACAAGACCAATACAGCCTGTTACCCCTATGTTGCCTACCAAATCATAGATTGTCATAACCCCGCTCCCCCTTCTATACTGGCTATTGTGTTAATCTTCTGTATTGCTGGCAGGCTGTCCAGCTCTTCCTGCGTCATATACTGCATCAGTGTTTCGCACAATTCGTTAATCACCTTTGACTGCATGGATATTATAACACTCTGGCTGTGCACCACCTCTGTTATGTCATATCGTGCCATTTAGTATTGCTCCCCTGCAATTTCTTCATATTCTGCCGCCGTGATGCCCTGTCCGGGCTTTTCCAACCCTACCAACACCCATTTTCTGAGGGTGCTGTCTGTCATATACCCCTTTTTATACTGTTCCTTGCAATATTCGTACTTTGAGCTGTGCTCGGTATCTTTACTATTTGCCATTGGCTATTCCTCCATTCCTATCAATGCGATGTCAGCCTGAATATCATTCAGCAGCTGCATCTGCTCCTTATGGTTGCTCTCATTGGTTACATCAGCCAGCTCCTGCGTGGCTGTAATATCGTTCATCTGCTGCATCATCATGGCAAGCGAGATGTCATTCGTCTCTTTGAGGTACTGCTCATACTCCTCGTGAGTAAGAACAGCTTCGTCATACTGCCAGAAAAAAACCGTGTTGCCGCTTTCCTCTGTTCTGAACGACCTCTTTATGTTCTGCCTGAGATACACATACTTGCTGCTTGATGTCAAATCTACAGCCGCAGGCTTGTCCTCCTGTGTCCCCTCTCTCTGTCGGTATTCAATTACCATTGCTTTTACACCTCCTTGAATGCTTTGAAAAAGTCTTCATTTTATCCATAGGTTATCTTTCTTATCCCCTGGCGGACTTTCGGCTTTCGCCTACTGACCCGCCCCTATTATCGGGTTAATTTTTGCCAAGCGGCACGGAATGCAGGGTGCATTTGGTTAATGTTCCATAATATAAGAAATATACGCCGCCCCGATGTTCCAGTTCGAATTAGAGAGGGCATTGTTCACATTCAGAGCAAACGCCCCATCAGGGAAGCCATTGTTGGAGTTGCCCCCGACAATCGCATCCGAGGAAACAGCAGGCACGACAGCACACCCTGCATCCCTAAAATTTACATTGCAACAGAAATTTCATTCCGGGGTTCGTTCCTACCCCGGTCCCCTCCCCTGCGGCTATGCCGCAATAGGCTGTTCACAAGAAAGCGCCGCCCCGATGTACCAGCCCGAATTAGAGATGGCACGGTACACATTCAGAGCAAACGCCCCATCATGGAAGCCATCGTAGGAGTAGCCCCCGACAAGCGCATAGCAGTTCGCTGCAAACCAAAGTCCGTCTGGGAAGTAAGTCGTCTCACTTCCAGATGTAACTCTCGGTATGAGTCCGTCATCATCCATGTCGCATGAGCTGATGTAGCCTCCAGATGTACCAGAGCAGGCTCCCTTGTTGCTGTAGCCGGAGCCGCTTGTGTTATACGGTTTGGTGGACTTAATCAAGAGCTGTGAGCTGGAGTTTGTCACGCATCCCTCGATACGCTCCAAGACATCTCCCCACCAGTTCTCGATGTGGAACACCTTGACATAGTTTCTTGTGGCATTTGTGCCGTAGAACTGTCCTTTGTCGGATGCTTCGCCAGTCGCCAGATAATTCGGGCTGCTTGAGGAACCTCCTGTATAGTAGCCATATCCATACGCTGTCTGAGTGTTCGTGGTCTTAGCCATTAAAATCAGCAGCATATTAATCAAATTGCGCTGGCTCCAGCTTCTGGTGCTCCAGAGCGAGCCATTCGCTTTTGCATAGGTCAGCTCATTCGAGCCTGCCTGAGAGTTCATCGGTGTCAATCCCTTAATCGAGCGGACCTTGCTGCTGTTCAGTGAACCTTCAAATGCCGACAGATAAATGTAGTCCATAATCGAGCCGTCTTCACGCTGGTGTGCATAAGCATGATAGCTGTCATCTAACTGAATATCGCAGATATTGCAGTACAGATAGTTGGTGTCAGACCACATCTTCAGCCATACGAGCGGTATCTTCGACATACAGTTGCCGCCATAGCTGGTGTTCGACACATCGGATGCAGTGCCGTCTTTCTTCTTGGTATAGTCATTCGGGTTCAGCTCGTAGTCCTCTGTGCCGTCATACTTAACCATGACTGGCTTGTTCTCCGTGACGAACCAGAAATCTCCAAAACTGCCGTAGTTGAATGCCCCTGTCGTGAGATTGACTGCCGCAGGCGTAAGCCCTACAGCTCCCTCTGTGTACTCCACTCTGGCTGCTGGGTCAGACTCGCTTTTCTTAATCTTGAAGCCGAGCAGGGTGTACTCTTTCGGTGTAGCACTGACGACATTTTCTTCGTTCAGATTGTAAACTCCATGGTCTGACTGTGCAAAGAAGCGGTAGAAATACTCTGTGCCATTCTCAAGTCCGTCATCCTCGTAATACTTGTTCTCATACTTCTTCATGTCTTCTCCGGCAAGTTCAAGAACGAGGTCTCCGTCATCAATACCTGTTGGGATGCTGCCAGCTTTCCTCCTTATCATCAGCTTGCTTACAGTACATAACAGCTGGCTGTCAACGACTGTATTGTTGGGAGGAGTGAACTTCAATGTTACTTTCTTGCTTTTTCCGATTGCCGACATTGACAACATGTTTGCAGGCGGTATGCCTGTATTGTCGTTTGACATTTTGCCGACTCCTTCAAGGACTTCGTCTACTATGTAATCTCCAAGTGCATAATCACTCACTTGTATATACCTCCTTTATTGTCTTTTTTACATTTCCTGTGCCTTTGGTTATTGTGGTTGTCTTCGTGTATGTTTTGCCATCGGCAGCTACAATCTTATCTGTTACTGTTGTAACGCCGTTGTTTCTGCTTATCGTTGTGGTTATGGTAGCCTCGCTGTTTTTGCTCACTATCATACCATTGCTTTGGATTTCCGTTGTTGTTGGTATCAAGCCGTAGTAATGGTTAAAGACACTCTCTGTAGAACTGCTTGATGAATCTTTACTGTTTACAAGTTCTTTCACCTTGTTCCATAAATATGCAAGACCATCCTCATTCAGCTTTTTTTGCTTCCCCACATCACCACCTCCAGTTATATTTTTGATATTTAAAAGCCACCCACTTTTTTAATTTGTTACTTACTAGCTTATTACACAAATATCGTCAATTTCCGACTCTGTTATGTTCTCAAGGTCGGATGCCTTTAGGTAATCTGAAAAGTCATAGATACCTGCAAGGCAGTCCCACTTCTTGTCACTGCCTATATAGCTTACGTTTGTTCCTGCTGGGTATGTGTGACCTGTTCCCTCTTTGAAGTTTGCATTAGTAGTAAACTCGTCAGTGATATTGTACGTGTCGCCATCGCTCATTCCGGACGTCGGCAGGCTTGCAAACGCAACAGAGCCCTTGAATTTATAAACTCCTGCAACTGCATTTTTGATTGCCGTATCTGTCTCTGTCTTTGTATATGCGTCAGTAATGCCATAGCCGCTTAGAGATGTGGCTTTATCGGCTTTCGCACCTACCTTTGTGTCTGTCTCTGTCTTTGTATATGCATTTGTAATGCCATAGCCGCTTAAAGTTGTAGACTTGTCAGCCTTTGCACTTACCTTGCTGTTAACGCTTTCCTTTGTATCAAAGATTGATGTGATTTTTGCCCATACCTGTCTTAATCCAGTTGCATCTAATTTTTTTGTTGCCATAATTTTTTCTCTCCTTTTTTGATGAATGATAGGCGTTTGATAAACGCCTGAAATATGTTAATAGTTTCATAACGTGGGTGGCTGTTAAAACTAATTAAGCACTGTATTTATCTCACTGGCACTAATCGCCTCTTCTGTGTCCTCTGAGGTCTCCCCATTCCATTCAGTTTCTAGGGATTTGCTTACCTCTGCCGAGTCCATTGCTGTTTCATCCTGCGAACTCTCGCCATTCCACTCGGTAGCTATTGCATTGTCAATGTCATCTGATTGCAATGCAGTAGGGTCTGCTTCCTGAGTGCCAATATTGCTTGTGTATCTCTCTGTTACCTTTTTGTTTGTTGTCTCGGTTGCAGGAATTATTGTAGTAACCTTCGTGTACTCCTTTAGACCGCCATTGGGTGTTATTGTCTCGGTTATAGTCTTATATCCGTCCTCATTTACGCCAAAAACCGTAGTGATTACTGCCTCGCTGTTTGTTGTTACTATGCTGCCGTCTGGCATAAACTCTGTTTCCTGTGCAACCAGACCGTAATATCTGTTAAAGGCATCTTCTGATGCCGCCTCTATCTCATTTTGCAGGTGTCCCGCTACGTTTTCGTCAAGAATATCCTTTAAGCCGTCAATCCATTCTATAACGCTTGCTTTCTGGACCGTTTCCCATTCTTCAAAGCCGTTTTTCTCTGCAGCCGTCCAGTCCTCTACGCTTGCTATGTACTGCTGCTTGAATTCTGTAAAATATTCTTCAAACTGGTTGTACAGCTCTGTAGTGTCTGCCTGCTGTATCAATCCTGTCACTATTCCGCACAGATCCGTATTAAGTCTTAAGTCCGTAATATTTGACTGGCTTATTGATATAACTCCCTTGCCCACGTAGATATCCGCTATGCCTATCTCGTATGCGTCCGCATCCCTTTGTAAATCCTGCGCTGTAGGGTTTGCGCTATATCCACCCTTCTTAATCTCACCGCTTATCTTTCTTTCTGCGTAATCGCAGCGTATTACCAGCCTGTCTATTCTGTTGAGTGCGCCATCTGCTGTATCTATGGTAAATGTCTTATTTGAGTTGTTTATATACCCCCTGCCCTTTATGAAGGCTCCTCCGGCATTTAACGTAATATCCATGCCTCCGCCTGCCCTCGCTCGCAGGCTTTCCGCACTGGCGTATATGACGCCAGTACCTATTAATTGTGCAAAATACTCCGCAAATTCCTCCGCTTTGTACAGTCTGTCCTTGTTTACCGAATTGAATGGGAAGCTCTTCTCCGCCATGTGATTACCTCACTTTCCTTATTTTGTCTATCAAGGTCGGAAGACTTTCGCCAAACGTGACCTCTGTCTCTTCCTTTCCATCCTGGAATGTCTGGCTTACCTGTGTAACCCTTGCATCGATTCGGATGCCCCAGCGTCTCTCAACGCATGTCACCCTGTCGCCCACGAAGAAATCCTTCATGTATTTTATGTTTGCACTGGCGTTGATGATTGATGTAAAGTTCACATCCTCCCCATATTCCTCAAGCTCTGTATTCCCCCTCGTGGCTAGGAGTTCCAGGTACTTGTCGAGTGATATGGTGACCTCGTTACCGTCTGCATCCTGTGCCTTCCAGCTTATATCTGATGCTTCAATATAGATTTCGTCCCTGTCAAGTCCGCTGCTGCCAATATCCCCTGACTCAATTGTGTATTTGACATTGTCTTCATCCGCAGCACCAGTGACATATGCAACATTTCCCATGTTCTCAATACTCTCTGTATATTCCTGCTCGTTAACATTGTCAAAGTCTCGTGAGAATATACATGGTTTGTTCCCATTTTTGTTTCCATATGTCAGGTCGTTTCCTTTGTAGAGCCAGAAACCGAATTTCCTGCCTCTCTCGTCAGCCAGTATGTCATATCCCAGCTTGCCAGCTACAGCCCTGTTATGTATTTCCAGGTTGCAGTTGACGTATTCATCATTGGAGTATTCCAGCACCTCCCCGCCCAGATTGTCCTGCGGGAGTGTTACAAGGCTTGGCAGCCTCCTTAATTCGCCTGCTGCCTCCCCCACATTTTCGTCCACTATCCTGTTGATTATGCCCTGATTGGTGTCACTGGCTATTATCTGTTTTAAAATTATACGCTTTGACAGCCATTTCTTGATAAAGCAGCCCTGCACCTCTATCTGTTCCGCATCGTTTTCGTCCTTTGTGATGTGCCTGTATGTTATCTGCATACACCTGCGCCAGTTATGCCCCTGTGGGTCAATGTATTCTGCGGAATCCCCATGTTTGATTACCAGGTTGCCTTTTACCAGCAATGCACTGTTGTTGTCAGTTATCGGTGCAAGAATCTTCACATCCCCATAATCGCCCTCGCTCCAGTAGGTGGGCTGCCATATAACGCTTTCAGTTTCGTCAACCGTCCCCAGTGGGACAAGCTCCGTGTCAAATATCTTAAGTTCCATAACGTCACACCCCCAGGTACTTGTTTGAATGGTATATAGAGACTTCAAGTGCGTCAGCGTTTCCATCTGCATCGTATCTGAATACGTTGTCGCCTATTTCAAGCTGCATAAATGTACTGTCAACATCAATATTCCTGAAATAATCCTCCGTCACGCCTCCCCTTGTAAAGGTTACGCATTTGTTCCCATATTCCGTATTTACCGTAACCACGTCCCCTGCTATGAGTGTTACTATGTTGTCCTCATTGCCTATTTTAATAAATTCGCCTGTGTCGACATTCAATAACTGTGGGTTCATCAGCGTTCCGGTTGCCTTAAATTCTATCCTCATGCCGGTTGACACATCGCCGTCGTTGTATACGTCGACAATGATTGAAGGTTCACGGTATCCGAACTCAATCCCTTCCTCTGCATCTATCTCCAGGGCAAATTCCAGCGAGGCAATCCAGCTTGCTATGTCGTCTTTGTCCTCATTCTCCTCACGCCAGAACGGATTTGGACATGTGAGTGAAATCGTGAAATCCTGGTATACGTTTTTTTGTGTGAACTTTGGCGCGTCTTCGCACTTGCAGCCTATCACTTTTGTAAAATCCTTGTAGACATACATAAGCGTTGCGTCAAGCTCTGGGTTTAATATCTTCTGTGCCCTGCGCCTTAAATCAAGTACGTAATCCCTGTCAGTTGCCGCAATGCTGCCTGTTATCGTAATGTCCCTCGGCTCTATCCGCTGTCCTATGTATGTGTCTCCGTGCTGTCCCATGCTGTTAGTGGTGTATATTTTATTGTTGATGTCGCTTATCCCCTTGCAGTCCTTGGATATGTTGCAGTGGAAAACGCTTGTCGGGGAGAACACGAGGCTCTCGCCCCTTTCGTTTGTGTAGATGAGTCTTTCAAAATCCACTATGTATCACACCATCCTTGCTATCAGTCTGAAATTTTTGGCGGCTTCCCTCTGCTGCCCCCTGTAGTCGGTCTCATTGGCGTAAATGTATTGGTTTACCACGATTCCATCCGTACCGCCCTGCTCTGTGCCTCCCTGTATGGATGTGGCGGAGGTGCTTATCGACTGTGTGTCCGGCAGGCTGTCCGATATTATTGAATTTATGTCTGACATCCTCTGCTGCCAGCCAACGATGTAGCCTTCCCCAGACATCTCGCCCAGGTATTCAAATTCCTTGGAAGGCGAGTGTATGTCCAGCGTTATTTTTGCGGTGCTTATCGCACCGCTGCACAGCTTCTGGATTGCCGCCTTTACAGCCGCCTCCCCTGACTCGATGCCGTTTGCCAGACCCATTGCAATGTTGTAGCCCACTTCCTCGTAGAGCTCCTGCGCCATTCCCTGCCTTGCCGTCACAAGCATCTGCTGTGCCATTGCGTTTATTGATGTCAGTACCTCACTCGTCTCCCTTGTAATACCGTTCGCCAGTCCCTTGTCGAAGTTCACGCCGATGCCCTCCGTTACTTTTGACGGTGAATGCTCGTCAAGTATGGATTCAAGCCTTTCGTATGACTTCTTGCCAAGTTTCTCGCTTGCATCTTCCACATCCTCAGAGCTGTCATCTATTCCGTCAATATAGCCCTGTGCCGCATTCTCACCGGCTGAATAGTATGAATCTGTGATATTCAGAGCCACCGAGTCGGGGAGCTTCATTGCCTCCTTGTATATCTCGTTTGCTTTTTCAAGCTCCTCCTCTGTCATGTCCACAAATGTCTGGACATATGCAGCACCTGTTGGTCCCATTTCTGCAAGGGTTCTCAACAGACCTTTGTTTATACCCCTGTCCGCCAGCTCGTCAAGGTCGTCCGCCCACTCTGATATGCCGTCAACCTGTGACTGCATATTCCCGAGCATTTCAGTGGTTGACATTGCTGTTCCCTTTGAAAACTCGCTGAATAAATTCATCTGTCCTTTTATTGTCTCGCTAAGATCGGAGAACATTTCATTGTAGGCTTCTAAGACCTCATCCGACATCGTGCTTATCTTTTCGCCTGTTTCCTCTGCGGTATCGCCCAGGTCGCTTATCGCCTCCGATGCACTGTCAACGGCTTCATCGTCCGATATGTACTGCATCGTGGCGGCGTATTCCTCGCCCAGGCTGTCAATGGTCCCGCTGGTTTCCGTTATCTGGTCTTTCAGCTCCGCCAGATTTCTTTCAGCCGCGCCGACTGCCGCCATTGCTGTTTCGTTGTTGTAGATGCCCATTGCAATGTATTGGTTTAGCTCATCCTGTGCCTGTGACAGTTGCTCGGTTGCCTCTGCCTCCTTGTTTCTTAAATCGGCAAGCTGTTTCTCGGCTTCGTATTGCTCGCGTGCAATCTCTGTCAAATCGTCCCTGGCCGCCTCCGCTTTTGCCAGAGCCATGTATGCATCCACATTGTCATACAGTGCATCCGTCGTCATGTTGAGCTTTCCTGTCTGCTCGTCAATGTTGAGGTTTAAATCTGGTATCGCTTCGTTGAGCTGTTCGATTATCGCCTGTTGTCTTGCCTGCTCATCCGTTGTCAGCTCTGTGCTTTCCTGTAGCCTCTCCAGTTCACTAATCAGCTCTGTGCATACCTGCATCTCGTTTTCAAGCGACTCCCTCTCGGTGTCCCTTGTCTGTGCAGCCTCTTTTGATTCGTCATTCAGTTTCTTTGATGAATCCGTTAACTTTTTCACTGAGTCGCTGAATGTATCTGCCGCACTTGTTGTCGTTGCCGTATACAGCGTGATTGCACCGACCACGCCGCCTATTGCGGTGGCAAGGGCGATGTATGGGTTTGCGTTCGCCGTCACGTTGAACAGCTCCTGGGCAACTGCCGCCGCCTTGGTCGCAGCCGTATACGCCAGTTTCGCCGTCGTTATCCCGCCGATGAGCCCTGCAATGATGTCGCCATTATTCAATATCCAAGTCAATGCGTCTATCACCTTCGGGATTGCCCCCTCCGCTGCATCCAGTGCGGAGGCTGTAAAGTCGCCCATTGCCTTTGACAGGTTTGTTAGTGATACGCCAAGGTCACCGTTGTCAATGGAGTCCTGTAAGCGTCCCACTGCGTTTGTGGCGGACTCCACAGAGTCCTTCATGGTGTCGTCAAATAAACCGTATACGGTTATCCCCAGTCCTTCCAGTGCACTCTGGAGGATTGTCACCTTTCCCTTTAGGTTTTCGTTCATCGTGTCCGCCATGTCCTGTGCCGCACCGGAGCAGTCGCTTATCTCCGCCTTCAGTTTGGACCATTCCCCTGTCGTACTTTTTAACAGTGAGTTTACCGATGCCACATCTGTCTTGTTGAATATTCCCGCAATGGTCTCGGTCTTTTCGCCCTCCGTCATGTCCGACATAAGGTCGTTCATCTCTTCGAGGATTGTATTTAAGTCCTTCATCTCCCCCGATGAATTATATACTTCCAGTCCGAGTGCGTTTATGGCTTTTGACGCTGTATCAGTCGGGGCTGACAGTGTAAGCAGCACGTTTCTTAAGTGCGTGCCTCCCTCTGCCCCTTTTATTCCGTTGTTTGCGAGCACGCCCAGCGCGGTGTTCATCGTCTCTATGGACTGCCCTGTAAGGGACACCGTGCCTGCACACACGAGGGTTGCGGCTCCAAGCTGTGAAACGCTGGTGTTTGATTTCTGTGATGTCTTCGCCATCTCGTCTATGTAATTGTCAAGCTCTTCTGTCTCCATGCCGAGTGCCGCCATTGAATCAGTAACCATGTCGGAAGCGTCTGCAAGCTCCAGTCCGCCAGCCGCTGCAAGGTTCAGCACCTTCGGCAGTGTTTCCGCTGATTTCTCCGCATCATATCCTGCAAGTGCCAGGTAGTTTAATGCCTCCGCTGCCTGTGATGCAGAGTACATTGTTGACTTGCCGCAGTCTTGTGCAGCCTGTGACAATAACTGGTAGGACTCGCTCCCGCTTTCTATTTCAGCCGTTGTTATGCCCATGGTTGCCGCCACCTGCGACATGCTTGCTTCAAATTCTGATCCGGTGCTTACTGCCGCTGTCGCTATCTTTTTTATGCCCTCGGCAATCGCCTTGATTCCGTCCTTTATCGCATCTGACAGAAGCTCTGCTTTGAGCACGTCGCTGAATACGGAGGTCTTGTCCTTAGCCTCGTCTACCTCGTTTCCGTATTCATCTATCGATTTTGCACATCCGTCGGCTGAACTTTCAGCCTCTGACATGTATTTTTCATTTTTCTCTATTTCGCTGTTTAAATCATTAAGCTCCGTCTGGGCGTTGTTGAGGTCCTTGGTGTATGTGTTTACCTTGTCCCCCGTCTTCTGAACCACCCGCTCCTGGCTCTCGTACTCTTTGTCTGCATTTTCCAGCTCCTGTGTCAGTTTTTTGACCTCTTCCGAGTTTTCGCCGTATACCGACTTTGCCTCCTCGAGCGATTCGTTTAGCGTCTCCCTCTTCTTTCCGAGGTTTTCGAGCACCGTCTGCTCCTGCTCGTATTTCTTTATCGCCTTTTCCTGCATTTCGGAAAGGAGCTGGATCTTTTTATTCTGTTCGTCCTGGAGCTTGGTGTACACCTCCTGCTTCGCCCTCAACGCCTCCAGGGAGTTGGCGTTGTCCTTGTAGCCGGATGTTACAAGCTTTAATTCGCTTTGAAAGTTTCCAAGTGCCTGTTTCGCGCTGTTGAGGTTTGCCCGAAACTCCGATTCTCCGTCTATGACGATTTTAGCGCCGATTTTCTTCTCTGCCATTTGTCGCCTCCTATAAATCCCTCATGCTTGTCGTCCTGTCCAGCCTGTCAGGTATGATATACAGCATCCTGTTGTCCTTTTCCATGTTGTATATTTCCTTGTATGCGTCAAACAGGTCCATGTAATTCCCTATGGTCATATGTTCGACCTCGCTTTTCGTCAGACCCATATGGAGTCCCTGTGCTATTATCCGCCAGAAGTCTACTCTGCCCTCGTTTCCCTGGTTTCGGCTTTGGCGGACTGTTGGTTTTTTCTTTCAAAACACTTGGAATACTCCTTGTGCATGGACGCAGCCACTTGGTATCGGTCAAATTCCATATTCCTTACGGCTTCGACCGCTGTATTGTAGTCGTCACAGCCGCCCTCTGAAAGCATAAAGGGCAGTATATCCCTTACCGCCCTTAACGACGGCTCCCTGCGTGTGAACTTCGCATTGCCTTTGTCATCCCTGACCACCCTGCCGTCCCTGTCTTTTACAATGTCTATGCCTGTAAGCTTCATCTCGAAGTTCTCCAGCGTGTCATATCTGTCCTGTATCTCTATAAGGACGTTTATGTTGCACCTTATGGGGTGGGTGACACCCGCAAGTGTCACCTCTTCATTATGCTCATACATGTGCTGTCCCCCCTGTATCAGGCTGCTGCTTCGTCAGCTATGCCAAGCGTTGTCTTCAGCCATGCATCCGCTGCCTCTTCGCTGTCGAATGTCTGGGTCTCCTTCCATTCGCCTGTTGAAAGCGCCATGATTGTGCCTTCAATGCTTGGTGTCTTGAACTCGATTGTGTCCCCTTTTGTCTGGAAGTCGTTGGCAGCCTCGTTGAACTTCGCCTTATACACTATTGTTGCCTCG